AATTGTATTGATATAATGCCGATCTTCATTGATGTACTTAAGAAGCGTAACTCGCACAAGAGAGACAAGTTCCTCCAATTCGAGGAGAAGTGGCACAAATACACCATCACAAACGATACAAAATCCAACTACATGAGCGTCACCAAATGGAACCACTCGCACTTCCCTGCATTCAATGCAGACCTCATCATCCGCAAAATGATGGCGGGGAAAAACTGGAACGAAGACAACAAATATTGGGGCATGACGCCAACGCAAATAAAAAAATTATGGAATGACAACGGTGCGACCGCAAGCAGGGCAGGCACCAAACTACATCTCGACATTGAATGCTTCATGAACCAGTATCTTGTCGATGAAAATGACAAACTCGTCGCCACCGACCACGAAATGCTCATCGATTCATACAATGAAGACAAACAGGAGGGAGACTGCACCATATCCAACGATACGGTAGAATGGGAATACTTCATGCGCTTCGTTGCAGAACAGTGCAACGACAAAACACCCTACCGCACGGAATGGATGGTATACGACGAAGACCTGAAACTTGCAGGTTCCATCGACATGGTTTACCAGAACGAGGACGGATCCCTAGACATATACGACTGGAAACGCGTCAAAGACCTATCCTATGCAAACAACTTTGGCGACACGGCCACCACTGCATGCATCGCACACGTAGACAACACCAACTTCTGGCACTACAGCCTACAACTCAACACATACAAATACATACTAGAACGCAAATACGGGAAGACCGTACGCAACCTGCGTCTCGTGGTATTACATCCTGAATCAGGTTGTAACAATTACGAAGTCGTCGACTGCGCTGACATGACCAGCGAAATGGACAGCCTCATGAGACTGCGCAGAACCATGCTTTAGTCGTAATAACCCTGTATATATTGTAACCTACTTTAGTAACTAACTATGGACGACGACGATCAATCATCCTCATATTCTATTTCACCTATCATTAATATTGTATTCTATTTTTCACACAGGATCATGTATTTTTTTCAAATCATGGAACAACCGATGAATATAATGAAATCCATTTTCAGAACAACCCGACAAAGTCTGGCTGCATCGCTTGCCCGACAAAGTCTGGCTGCATCGCTTGCCCGACAAAGTCTGGCTGCAGCATCGCTTGCCCGACAAAGTCCGGCGGCATCGCTTGCCCGTAGATTATATACACGAATATACACCGGGTTCCCATTCACATTCTTCTCCATGTATTCGCCTCCTACTGTACCACCCACACCCACAGAGATATACCTTGGAAAATACATGGATGAACTGAAAAATATTAGCAATACAACCACTTCCGCACATAAATATTTGGGAGACCGTTCAATCATGGAAAATACACCCACAGGCCCAGTGGCAATGCAATACGAAACGGAACGCGCAGCATTTATCTACTATGCAAACACTTCCATTCCCACGAAAATACTCAACGTGGTCGCTAGGAAGTATGCGGTACAATTCCACGCAGCAGACCTTCTCAAACGACGTGACCCAACACATGCAAACACAGAAACAGAAGAGAATAAGGACAACAAAAAAGGTGGAAAAAAAACAGGTGGGGGGATGCATAGCGGAAAAACAGGCGCACGCTTTGCTAAACTCAAAAGCGCAGCCAACCCAAATACAGAGACAAACACAAACACAAACACAAACACAAACACAAACACAAACACAAACACAAACACAAACACAAACACAAACACAGAAACACATGACCCACGATTTATTTGTGTAGGAAGAATAACTGATATGAGGGTACTGCGACAACCCCCTAAAGAAAATATTACACAAAACAAAAATAGCACATTGACCTTTGCGGAGTTTAAAAAACAACAAATGGTCACGGAGTAATTTGTTTTCTCTAGTACTTGTATACACCATGGGAAAGAGCCTCTGTAAAGGAAAACACACCCGTAAGTGCCGTAAAGTTAGAGGATGCCGCGTTGTCCGCCGTAAAAATGGACGCACCCACTGTCGCAAGAACAGAGTGTCTCGTAGCAGACGCCACAGTAGAGGAGGTGCTAAGTCTTGCGCGAAATTGGCAAGACAGGGAAAATGGAATGGTATTGGTTCATTTTGTACGAACGACCCTGCTAAATTTACAGGGGGAAAAAGACACACCAAGAAGCACTCTAGAAAGAGCAAGAAGAGCCGCAAGAGCAAGAAGAGCCGTCGCCACCATTAAGCGCCCTAATCATTAACATCGTGAAAAATATTGTTCAAATATAACAACATTTTTCTATTTTAGTTCGCGTCACGTCCGCGACGCCAAGAACTCCACAAACCCTACACTCTTTTCCATACAGAACGACGTTCCCAAATGATCTTTTGCGATCTCCATTACGATCCGGTCCGAACTATTTAGCGATGATAAATAAATGTTGATAGGGTCTTCTTCTATCACCTCTGGGTCTGTTGATGGCTTTGATGGTTCTGGTGAAGTATCCACTTCTTTTTTTACCACACGCTTTATTACCCGCTTTACCTTTGGTTTAGAAACCTCTGCGTCTGACAACTCTTCGCAGCATGGTGCTTCCACCAACACAGGGCGCTTCTTTACAATCAGACGCGGGGGCATTCGCACTACTCACTGTAGTTTAAATAGATGATTATACATCATATTAATCCGCACACAACCATTTCAATTCTATCACGGCGTTACCATACTGCTACGATCACCTATACTAATGTAACAAACTATTCCGTCTCCATTCATTACTTGCCCGCATGTTGACAGCGGACTGACACGTGAAATAATTGAATTCATACGCGTATCTACTTGATATCCCCAACGAGACAACATCGTCAATAGAACTGGTAGATCAGACACACCCATATACGGCCTTTCACGCGCAGATTGATCAAATATATGCGTGTTGCTACACATAGACAACGCATACACACCTCGTCTCAAACAAGGATTAGATATCCCCCCGCGGTAAGGAGATAATGGAACCATATTCAACATACGCACCATATCGCGGAACGGGGTCATCTCCAATGGCATGCGGTCGACTGCTAAAATAGTATCATATATACCCGTCTGCGGATTTAGGTACACTTGCGTTCGGATAGAATACGTAGTTGAAACATACAAGGGGTCATTCATACGATACGACGGATGACTACTGTTAGTACCGCAGAGATATTCTACGCGATATTAACATTCTAAATTATAATTACCAAACCAATCACATATACTATATATCGTCTTAGCGCTTGCGCGTACCCTTCTTTCCCTTCTTGGCGGTTCCCTTCTTGGCCTTCTTACCCTTCTTGGCGGTTCCCTTCTTGGCCTTCTTACTCTTCTTGGAAACTGTCTTAGTCGCAACTCCGGAGACGGCCTTGTACGTCTTCTTCGCGAGCTTTGCAATCTCCTTAAAGTCGGCGTTAGGGTTAAGTTTACGTGTTGCAGCCATGTGCAAAATCCAAGGGTTATTACTGGGCATGTTGTACTCTAACATGTGATAATAAATTGAAACGATATATAGATTTAAACCCATAGCATTAACTACACATATCCAAACATCATGGAACAAATACACACGACAGAAAACGTATGCGAAGACACGATGGACAATGAACTGGGACAGGACTTCGTATTCACACAATATCTATACTCCGTACAGGACATATGCCAAGTCCTCGCAACCAATATACTGCTAAAAAACAAGGAAAAAACACTATTCTGGACAAAAGAACTCGTACAATCTGAACTCACTGACACACTTATCGCCATCCTTTGGAACATCTACTTCACATACTACTTCCCACTCAACCCGGAGTTCTACAACTATCTACTCAAACAAACCCTCAGAATACGAGCAAGCGGAGTACAACCGATTACCATTACCGACACAGAGAATGCAGGTTGTTCCACCGACAACAGTGACATCATGAACGCATTCATCGATATTGTAAACAACCTCATGATACGACCATTCACGTCTGATGTACTACGCGAAGGTATGCGCACACACGATGACAAAATAACACAATCATTCCACCAACCCACGTTCTTTGGACATACGGACATACCTGACTCCGACATCATGGATACTACCATAGTTGAACACGTCATCACACATATCGCAGGCGAACAATTTAAACCCACTAACAGAAAAAAAATAGCTACGCTATTCAGAAGCCTAGATAAACTGCGAAAAAATCCAATCAAAATCGCAGGAGGTGACGTACACATACCCGTAGACATTGAACGCGCTGCGCGCACCGCACTCATTGCAGCATACGCAACCAAACAAAAAATGGGAAAGGCACTCTTTGTACCCCCATCCAACATACAATCACAAGACACCTCTTCCACGCATAATCATCCAGCAGACAAAACACTGCAGACACAGACATCCATCAGTATGTCAGACGAACTCTCATTCTGCGCATATGATACACCCATACATGACGGGTCCGAGTGCATTGAGGGAGCCAGCGATGCCATGCGACGCGCATTCCAACAACACTGGGAATACTACGCGTATCGCGCACCCTTATGGGAACGCAGAATAAAGGCGCACCGCGGCGCACCCGATCACGACACGCAGCGCATTCGGTGGGACGACGACGACCTGCAAGAACAATTCTACCAATCATACGGATACGACACAGACGAAGCGGGAACAGAAACCGTACGACGATGCATTGCCATCAACATGCGCCGACTCACCACACAGGAATACTGCACACTCATTGACAAACCACCTAAAAAGAATTGATTTAATTACACGCACGCCATAGTATGTAACTACCCAGACGATTACCATGGTTTTCACACGATCACAAACAAAAAATGCCGCCGCTACCGCCGTTACCGCCGCTGCACCCGCACCATTGTCCATCGCACAGATAAAAACCAGATCCAAGACACAAGCCATTCAAAAAGAAACACTGCGCCAAGACGAAATCATTGCAGCATTGGCACTACTAGCCATTCACGACATGCATGACCAACCGAATGCAGGTTGGTTCCCCGACACAGCACCCAGCGAATACCAAACACAGAATAGAAACAATTATACATGTAACATCTTATAACTAACTACCAACACTTTTTATTTTACCACTTAGATGATCACCGTTTGCGATTCACCTGCTTTAGCAAGCACAACTGACCCTGGAACTGAACTTTTCTCCACATCAGACACACGAGCCACATCCATGCTCAAACGCTTCTCCGACGCATACTTAGAGAACCGCTTGCACAACACTGCACCCTGCGTCGTAATCTTACGCAGCGCAACACGCCGCGCCTTAGATGGCATATCCAACACCTCTTCAGGAACATGAGCAATCACATGACATGACGGACGACCAGACACATGAAACCATAAATCAGTTGGAGCGGAAGCGTCTATCATGTCGTGGTTCTCTTGCGCACTCTGACCCACGTCATACACAACCTCTATTTCAGGAGTTACTTGAATAAGGTGGGTGCGCATGGTTGTTTTATTACGTTTATGTGTACCTTCAACACGTAAACGTATATGTTCAATTTCTATCTAGGTAGTTCTAATCTATATTATAATTCACATCATCCATAAAACTCATATCATCATCATCATCATCATCTTCTTCACACTTTTTACCAAATACACTTCATAACTGATAAAAAAGAATTGACACGATTTCATCAACATACACTAGTGCATCACATATACAACGTTATATCCATTTCGGCTACGACACTTACGCACATTATTCACCATGGCAGCACAAATCAATACTATTGTTGAACCTGTCATCAACCAATCTGATGGACTCAGCAACAGACACATCGCAATGCACCAGGACGGACGCACACTTGTCGATGACTCAAACGTCAGCGAGGGAAACCTCAAGACCATCATCGAACCACTTCTTGAACGCGCACGCGCGCTCATTGCGCCACATGGTGGATCCATTCAATACCTAAAAAAGGTTTCACTAGAAGACCTTGCGATGCATATGCGCAACCCTAAACATATCATCGATGACACATCCAACACGGCTTCCATTGATGCAAGAGTATCCATCAAACCTGACGCTGGAATCATCATGTGGACATTCAATGGAACGCAATACCCACTATACATTGGAGAGGACAAGGTACAAGGCACCAATGACCAACTTCATGCCGCAGGCAAGAAACGACAAGCCACTGGCAACGCAATCGAACGATACTTCAAAAATGTACGCGCCGAAGAAATGCTTTGCGCAAACGTTCCTTACTTCCCATCCGTTGTATTCGCGGCGGGATGCGACTTCCATCACACGGAAACCATCGCGAAGCGTCTCGAGGTTGGCAACTACGGAACACCCAACCACTACGTTGAGGTATCCCCAGAAAACCCAGCCGAATCCGAGGCCGTAGCCGCCCAAATGCGCGCCATGGTTGGCCGCATCGCCATCTACAAACGCAGAGGAGGCAAATACGCACCCGCTATCGCAATCCCCTCCGTATGCGTCAAGGCGCACAAGTGGGACGCCCTCCCACACAACACTTCGCTCTGGAGACCCCACGAGTACCTCGCCGTATCAGAACGCGTCGTCGAACTCGCCGTCATAGAGGTCATGCAACTTGTTCAGAAGGAAGCGACCAACGCCAACGAAGCGGCCAAAGCCAATGCAAGCGTCGCTGAACCGCCCCACCGTGACGAATTCGTATACGGGCCTGGCAAACTACACTGGTAGGGATAAAATAAATCACATAAAAAGAATTGATTCCAGTTCACACAAACATTACAGTAACATCAAAAAAGAAGAACCTTAAAACGAACACCATGACACTAGTTGCAGAATCATTCATTATACTCACTGTATTCATCACATTCATCGGATACCTATGGTGCAAATTAGCATACGAGGACGGATATTAAACAAAAACAAAAACAAAAAAAAAACAAATGGTTCGCCATCTTTTTTTTCGGACACATTGCATAATAGATAAAATAAAATAAAAAACAGATCGTCACCCGGTTGCTTTCCGTTGTCGAGACGGATTGATTTCATTCAATCTTAGTGCAATTTCTAAACTAAATATTTAAGCATTGTGTTTTCAATTCACCAAACTACATACTGAACTCACCATATTGTTTCTCGTCACAAATATTACCTAGGTGATCAGTCTAGGTCATATAATTCTAATCCACAATTCATTCATTCAAATACATACTTCGGCTATTAATTAACCTACACAGAGGAAACGGGCTAATATATATTATATTACCCAGACGATTTGCATCGCCTTTTATACACGGTCGAATGTGCTTTTCACGCTTCTCTATGTCTAATCATACTTTATTACCATACGCGGTCTTATGTCATGCTGCCTTCTGGATTAATTTTCTACTTACGGAGTCCTGATTAGAAGACCTTTTTATTTATTATTTTATTTATTTTGTGGATATAATATCTCAGAGCGTCCTCTGGTTGCTTTCCGTCGTCTGGACGGTTTTGACATAATAACATGTCAATCTTGTGCAAGGTCTAAACAAGATTTCCGCATGATTGAACTTTGCAATAATATTTATTTTATCAAGTCATCTCCTATATGGGGGCCAACCGGTATAGGTTTCTTTGGCAAAACGAATAGTTAATGGTCTATTCAAATACACAAAGGGAACGGGATTATATATTTATATATATGACCCAAATAATTATCATCATTCCCCGAGCCTACGTTTTACCGCTTCTCGGGAACTAGCAATTCAAATAATACAATGACGCAAGCGAACGCGCTGGAACCTTACGTAAGCGATTATGTTTGAGAGTACCTATTATAGTGAATGATGCTAATTATCTTTTATACACAGTCGCCTGTGCTTTTCACGCTTTATGTGTCTAACTTTACGTTGGGCCAAGTTAGAAGCCCGTATTACAAGACATTATCATACATTATCATACATTATGTCTTGTAATGCCAATGGACTATCATAATCATAAAGAATCAATTCTTTTAAACGCACGACGGTCGATAAAGAATTGAATCGATATGACATGACAATCCTATTGAACCAACCACATAATACAATGACAATAACAAAATCAGTGAAAAAACAGAACTGTCTATTTTGCGACAGCGCGCGACATACGATGGCACACTGCCCAGGAACGTTTGGAGGTCGAAAAAAAAAAAA